ACGCCTATTGTTCCGATTTTGGATAATTTGCAGTTAGAGACGTTTTTCTTTTTTGTGCCTAATCGTCTTGTGTGGTCGCATTGGGCTAAGTTTATGGGTGAGCAGGATTTGCCGACGGATTCTATTTCGTTTTCGATTCCTCAGGTTGTGTCGCCGGTTGGCGGTTTTGTGGTTAATACGATTGCGGATTATTTTGGGTTGCCTTGTGTGGGTCAGGTTGCTGGTGGTAATACTGTTTCGGTTTCGGCTTTGCCGTTTCGGTGTTATAATTTGTGTTACAATCAGTGGTTTCGGGATGAGAATTTGTCTCAGTCTACTGGATTTGGTGCGACAGGTGCGGCTACGGATTTTGGTGATGGGCCGGATTTGTTGACTAACTATAGTTTGGTGAGTGTTGCGAAGCGGCATGATTATTTCACTTCGTGTTTGCCGTGGACTCAGAAAGGTGGTGTGGCGGTAACTCTGCCACTGGGTACGAGTGCGACGGTGCGGACTGCTGTGGGTACGCCGTTTACGGCGTCAGGTCAGCAGGGTATTCGTTTTAATACGGTTACGGGCGCGGGTACTACTGCGCCTTTGGCTAATGAGACTATGTTTGATGGTGCTAGTCAGTTTAGGACGAGTACGGCTGTTGGTACTTTGTCAGCGGATGCGGCTTTGTATCCCGTGAATTTATATGCGGATTTGTCTACGGCTACTGCTGCTACTATTAATGCGATTCGGTTGGCGTTTCAGACGCAGAAGTTGTTAGAGAGGGATGCTCGTGGCGGTACTCGATATACTGAGATTATTCGGTCTCATTTTGGTGTTGTGTCTCCCGATATGCGGTTGCAGCGTCCTGAGTATCTTGGCGGTGGTAAGTCTCCGGTTTCTGTTACTCCGGTTCCTCAGACTGGTCAGACTGGGTTGACTGGTGGTAGCTCGCCGTTGGGTACGTTGGCGGCGGTTGGTACTGCGGTAGCTGGTGGTCATGGTTTTCGGCAGGTTTTTACGGAGCATGGTCATATACTTGGGTTGTGTTGTGTTCGGCAGGATATGGGATATCAGCAGGGTATTCGTCGCTTGTGGAAGCGGGCGACGCGGTACGATTTTTATTTTCCGGTGTTTGCGGCGCTTGGGGAGCAAGCGGTTCTTAATTCTGAGATTTTTGCAGATGGTAGTGGGAACGATGCGGCGACGTTTGGGTATCAGGAGCGTTGGGCGGAGTATCGTTATCATCCCAGTTTTACGTCTGGGTTTTTCCGTTCTACGAGTGCTACGCCTATTGATTTTTGGCACTTGGTGGAGAAGTTTACGTCTTTGCCTACTTTGAATAATGTATTTATTACGGATAGTACGCGCACTCAGGTTCAGCGTGTGTTGGCTGCTGGAGCCGCGGCTGCTAATCAGCAGTTTTTAGCGGATTTCTTTTTTGATCAGCGTGTGGCGCGTCCGATGCCTATGTACAGTGTTCCGGGTCTTATTGATCATTTTTAGGTGGTATATGGAAGGTAGTATTTGGTCGATGTATTTTTGTTCGATTGTTTCGTTTCAGTATCATCCGGGTGTGCGTGAACGGTTGTCTTTGGAGGATTGTGGTCGTGTTGCGGATTTAATGTTGGTGGAGTTTCGTCGGAGGTATGTATGCCCTGGATTGGTCCAGTAATTGGTGGCGTTGTGGGGCTCATCGGGGACTCGATGAGTTCTTCGTCGCAGCAGCAGACGAATGTGATGTCTGCGGAGGAGGCGCAGAAGAATCGTGATTGGCAGACGCAGATGTCTAATACGCAGATGCAGCGTCGTGTCGATGATTATAAGAGCGCGGGTTTGAATCCTGTTTTGGCGGCTGGTGGTCCGGGTGCGTCTATGGGTAGTCCTGTGATGCCGAGTTTTCAGAATCCGGGTGGCGCTTTTGCTAATATGGGGCAGCAGGCTACGTCGGCGATGCAGTTGTATACGCAGAAGGCCCAGGTGGATTTGATGAAGGCTCAGGCTGATAAGGCTAATGCTGAGACGACGCAGCAGATTCCTGCGCAGGTGGAGAAGATTCAGAGTGAGATTGGTTTGAATCAGTCGCGTGCGACTGAGGTGAATAAGAATGTGCAGCTGTTGGATTGGGCGCTTTTGCAGGCGCCGGAGAAGTTGGCTCAGGTGACGATTCAGACGCATTTGATGCAGGCGGATCAGCAGGAGAGGCAGGATACGTTGTTGACGTTGATTCGTGCTCGTAATGACGAGCAGTTTGCGAGGGCGATTGGTGCGAGGAATATTGCCAATGCTTCAGATGGTGAGTTTGGGCGTATTATGTCTTATTTTAAGTTGGCGGCGCCGGTTACTTCAGCTATTGGTGCTATTGGTGGTGGAGCTATTGGCGGTGCTGTTGGTCGCGGAGTGTCGAATTTGATGTCGCGACCGGGTGATGCTGGTGGTGCTGTTCAGCGGTATTTGGATCAAGGAGGTCCGTGATGAGGCCTCCGTTTTTTCGTACTCCGTTTAATCATGATGCGATGGAGTTTTCTAATGAATGTTCGGTTAAGGATTTTGGAGAGTCTTTGACTGTGCAGTCTATGTCGGAGGATGCGGATATTAATGTTATTATGAAGCGCTATGGTGTGACTGGTAAGATGCCGGAAGATGGTCGTGTGCCTGAGTATCAGGATTTTGAGGATATTTTTGATTTTCAGAGTGCTCAGAATGCTGTGATAGCGGGTCAGCGTGCTTTTGATGCGTATCCTTGGGAGTTGCGGGCGCGTTTTTCGAATAGCCCGCAGCGGTTCCTTGAGTTTTGTGCGGATCCTGCTAATATAGATGAGATGCGCAAGTTGGGACTTGCGCGTAAGCAGGAGAAGGTTGATGGATCTTCAGTTTCAAGCGTTGCGGGAGCGGCTGCGAGCGCAGATCGAGCGGACGCGAAAGCGTCTGGCGGATCTGCAGGCGCAGCTGCAGGCGGTGGAGCAGGTGCTCCACCAGGGTCAGCAGGAGCTCCGGGAGGAGCGAGCGCTGGGGCCGGACCTGGGGGGCCGGCCAGGTAAGTTGAGCGCTCAGAAGTGAGCGTGGGTGCCCTCTTGACTTGATTCAGAGGGTGCCAGGTGACACCCGTGTGGGGTGTCGTTTAAGATCGGACCGGGTACCGTTGTTGGACCGGTCCGTTTTTTTGGAGGTTGTTGTGATTCATAGTCATCGTAGTGGTGTTAATAAGGGTCGTAGTGCTCGGAAGTTTCGGCACGGTGCGTCTAAGACGCATGCAAGGAATGTTGTTCATCGTCCGATGCGTGGTGGATGGCGTTTGTGATATGGCATGTTTTCGGCCGGTTGCCGCTTGGCGGCTTGAGGATGGAAGTATTTTTTTCGGTGCTGAGAAGGCCGGTGCTCGTGCGTTGCAATTGCCGTGTGGGCGATGTATTGGTTGTAAGCTGGTTCGGAGTCGAGGATGGGCGCTTCGGTGTATGCATGAAGCGCAGATGCATGAGGATAATTCGTTTGTTACGTTGACGTATTCTGATGATTTTCTTTCGCCCTCGCTAAACTATCGGGATTTTCAGTTGTTTATGAAGCGGCTGCGTAAGCTGAAAGGCGGCAGCCGTTTTTTTATGTGCGGTGAGTATGGTTCTGTTAATTTGCGTCCTCATTTTCATGCGTTGTTGTTTGGTGTTCGGTTTAATGGACTTGATAGTATAGGTACTAATTTGTTTCGTAGTGGTGAGTTGGAGAGGTTGTGGCCGTATGGTTTTAGTTCTATCGGTAGTGTGACGTATGAGTCTGCTGGATATGTGGCTCGTTATTCTCTTAAGAAGGTTGTCGGTGTTGGTGCGTTTAGTCACTATTGTCGTGTTGATCGTGTTAGTGGTGAGTATGTACAGGTTGTTCCTGAGTTTGCTCGGATGAGTTTGAAGCCGGGTATTGGTTTTGATTGGTTTCGTAAGTATTGGAAGGAAGTTTATGGGCCTCGTGATGGTGTTGTTTTAGTTGGTGGCCGGGTGAGTCCGGCTCCTCGTTATTATGATCAGATGTTGGAAGTGTTGTATAATGATGTTTTTGAGGATAAGAAGCGTGAGCGTTATGTGAATGGTGGTAAGTTTGTTGATGAGTGTACCCCGGAGCGTTTAGCTGTTCGTGAGTTATGCGCTAAGGCTAAGTTGGCTTTTAAGTCACAGAGGTCTTTATGATTTTATCTGTGTTTTGTGTTCGTGATCGTGCTACGGATCAGTTTGGTACGCCTATGTTTTTGGTTTCGACTGGTCAGGCTATTCGGTCGTTTGGTGATGAGGTTAATCGTGCTGATAAGGATAATCAGTTGTTTCGTCATCCAGAAGATTTTGATTTGTATTTGTTTGGTACGTTTGATTCTAGTTCCGGTGAGTTTGTTATAGAGAAGAAGGCGGTTCAGGTTGCTATTGGTAAGGATTTGGTTGTGCAACAGTGAGGTGATGTATGGGCTTTGGTAGTGATTATGGGCGTAATTTTCGTGCGCCGAAGGTTGATGTCCATCAGTTTGCGATGATTCCTCGGGCAGAGATTCCGAGGTCATCTTTTCGTATGCAGTCTCAGCATAAGACTACGTTTTCTGCTTCGTTGTTGGTTCCTATTTATTTGCAAGAGGTATTGCCAGGTGATTCGTTTAATGTTGGTGTTACGGCGTTTGCGCGTATGGCTACGCCTATTGTTCCGATTTTGGATAATTTGCAGTTAGAGACGTTTTTCTTTTTTGTGCCTAATCGTCTTGTGTGGTCGCATTGGGCTAAGTTTATGGGTGAGCAGGATTTGCCGACGGAT